GGAAATACTGGAAAAAGAAAAGTTACATATTCCAAGGTTTCGTGCTGCAAAATCCTTTGAGTGATGACAAGACACCCGAGAATCCAATCAGGAGATTCATCATTGGTCCACAGATCTTCAACATAATCAGATCTGCGTTGCTGGATCCAGAAATGGAAGAGCTGCCAACTGATTCTGTGAGGGGTGTGGATTTCAGGATAACGAAGACATCCAAAGGCGGATATGCCGATTACTCCACTTCCAAATGGAGCAGGAGAGAAAGAGCCCTGGACGAAGCGGAGAGAGCGGCCATTGACAAGTTTGGATTATTCAATCTTTCAGACTTCAGGCCCAAGAAGCCCACTGATGCAGAAGTAAAAATAATCAAAGAATTATTTGAAAAATCTGTGGAAGGTGAAGCTTATGATCTGGAAAAATACGGTCAGTATTTCAGGCCAGCGGGCGTGTCCATGCAATCAAATGGATCGGCATCAGTGACAGCTCCGGTCGACGGAGAAGCGATTGTTGCCAAAGTAGAAGCGGTTAAAGCTGCTCCTGCTGCGGTGGCGCCTCAACCATCCACTGACAGCGCCAAGAGAGCAGAAGATATCTTGAAACTGATCAGATCAAGACAAAGCAAATAACACTAATTTCCCTTTTGGCTCCAGCATATTGACACTGGAGCCAATTAGTGTTAATATAAGAACATAGGATTTAAAAATGACAAAAGTATTTGACGCAACAAAATTTAGGAAGAGCATTACAAAATCAATCCAGGGTCTGGGATTAGGATTCAATGACCCCACAGACTGGATCTCCACGGGCAACTACGCATTAAATTATCTGATATCTGGAGATTTCAACAAGGGCATTCCGCTGGGCAAGGTATCTGTGCTGGCGGGAGAATCCGGAGCAGGTAAATCTTACATAGCATCAGGCAATGTAATTAAGAATGCACAAGCACAGGGTATCTATGTTATTCTGATTGATACTGAGAATGCACTAGACGAATCTTGGTTACAGGCACTGGGTGTGGATACTGATGAGAAAAAATTATTAAAATTAAGTCTTTCAATGGTGGATGAAGTGGCCAAGACCATATCAGAATTCATGAGAGGTTACAAGGAAGAAAATTTAGAAAATAGAGAAAATGCACCTAAAATTTTATTTGTGATAGATTCTTTGGGCATGTTGTTGACACCAACAGATGTGAATCAATTCGAAGCGGGAGAGATGAAAGGCGACTTGGGTAGAAAACCCAAGGCTCTAACAGCTCTGGTTAGAAATTGCGTGAACATGTTTGGTTCTTACAACGTGGGCATGGTCTGCACCAACCACACCTATGCTTCTCAGGATATGTTTGATCCAGATGACAAAATTTCAGGAGGTCAGGGATTCATCTATGCTTCTTCCATCGTGATAGCAATGAAGAAATTAAAATTAAAAGAAGATGAAGCAGGTAATAAAATTTCAGAAGTGAGAGGAATCAGAGCAGCTTGTAAAGTCATGAAGACCAGATATGCCAAGCCTTTTGAAAGCGTGCAGGTCAAGATCCCATATGACACGGGCATGGATCCATATTCTGGATTGGTTGATCTTTTTGAGAAACAAGGAGTGCTGGTACAATCTGGCAACAGATTAAAGTATGTTGACAGCAAAAGCAAAGAACATCTAGAATATAGAAAAGATTGGGATGGAGATAAATTAACAATGATAATGAACGATTATCAAAATGTTAAAAAAACAGAAACAAAACAAAAAGATGAAGTACAAACTAAGAAAGAAAAAAAATAAAGAAATCACAGGCTACTACGGCTATTGGGATAGCAAAAAGAAAAAAAGAGTGTTTGAAGCTCTCTGGCAGGAAAAAAATTAATGCAAGAATTTACGCACGAAGAAATAGAACAGATATGGAGCTCGATCAGTCACTATGTACCTGATAGGCAGAAAGTGGACTGCGCGGTAGATTTTATTAAGACGTTGGTAGACATTGGTGTACCAACTAAAATTATAAAAGCCGCCGGCGAATATGATGAGAAATTAGAAGAAGCTATAGAAACTGTTTTTGAAGAAGAAGAATACGACCAAGACGAGGAAGAATGAGTTGGTATACTAAAGTAAGTCAGGACATCAGTTTGATACCTGACTGCATTCAATATTTTGACAAGGAACTGGAAACCGCAAGGAAAGAAATATACATATTTGGCAATCTCGAGAAGGCTGCGGCATCGCTGCCCGGCGTGGTGGAACAGAGATTCAATCAGTTGCAGGAGATAGAGGCCATACTGGAATATCTCCACATAGAGAATCGCAGATTGAGATCCAAGACATTCAAGAAATTCCTGGAAAATTACAACAGAGCACTCACATCCAGAGATGCCGACAAGTACGTGGATGGTGAGGCAGATGTGGTAGACATGGAAAAGATCATCAATGAGTTTGCCCTGCTGAGGAACAAATGGCTGGGCATAACCAAGGGACTGGACCAAAAACAATGGCAGTTGACCAACATAGTCAAGTTAAGAGTGGCTGGGATGGAAGATGCCACTATCAGATAGGATAATACTAACAGACGTCGACGGTGTGTTATTGGAATGGGAAGACCATTTTGATAAATGGATGGTCTTAAAAGGATTCCCACAATTGGAAAATACAGATTATGAGTATGACATGAGTATCCGATATGGCATACACATAGACCTTTCCAGAGAACTGGTCAGAGAATTTAATAAGAGCGCATGGATGTCAACACAATTGCCCATGCCGGATGCCCAGACCTGGGTTAAATTATTGCACGCAGAAGGATGGACATTCATACCCATAACATCACAAACATCCGACATACCAGCACAGCAATTGAGAAAAAAAAGATTAGCAGAACTGTTTGGAGACACAGTGTTCACCAATTATTTTATATTGGAAACCGGGGATCACAAAGATGCTGCTTTGGCGGAATTCCATGGCACAAATTTATGGTGGGTGGAAGATAAATGGACCAATGCCAAAAAAGGTTTGGAATATGGCCTGCGTCCATTATTATACGATCACGATTACAACCAAGGTTTAGAACACAAAGAAATCATCCGAGTAAATAACTGGCAACACATATATCAAATCATCAATGGCAAAAAATAAAAAAATATTAGTAATGGGATTGCCAGGATCAGGCAAGAGTTATCTCGCTGACAAATTGGCCGCTATATTGGGTGCCACTTGGTTGAACGCCGACCGAGTAAGAGCAGAAGCCAACGATTGGGATTTTTCTCCCGAGGGCAGGACAAGACAGGCAGAAAGAATGAAACGCCTAGCACAAGAGGTATTAAATCTTGGCCGACACGTGATCGCAGACTTTGTTTGTCCTACTCCACGAACTCGAGAAGACTTTGCTGCTGATTATACAGTATGGGTGGACACCATCAAAAAAACACGTTTTCAAGACACCAATAAGATGTTCGTGCCCCCAGATGAATATGATTTCAGAGTGCCCACACAGAACGCTGAATTGTGGTCTCTGAGAATCGCAGATGAGATACAAGAATATGTTTGGGATAATCGTAGGCCCACAGCACAGATGCTGGGCAGATGGCAACCATGGCATGAAGGACACCAGGCACTGTTCGAAGAAATTGTTAAAAAAACGGGACAGGTAAACATACAGGTTCGAGACGTTCGGGGAGTGGGGGATAATCCATTTGATTTTGAAACAGTTAAAAAAAATATAGAACAAGCATTGCAACCTTATCGCAACAGAATTCGAATCACCCTAGTACCAAACATAACTAATATTTGTTATGGCAGAGGAGTTGGATATCAGATAGAAGAAATAGTTTTGCCAATGAACATACAAAAGATCTCTGCCACTGACATTAGGAAGAAGATGAGAGAAGAAGGAAAACTATGAAAGTATATGTAGGTTATGATCCTCGCGAAGATATCACATATCAAGTGTGTGAGCATTCAATCAAACGCAGAAATAAAAACGTCGAGGTCGTTCCCTTAAAAATGAAAACTCTAAGAGAAGCCGGGATATATACCAGAGAAATAGACAAACTGGCCAGCACAGAATTCACATTCACAAGATTTTTCATACCATTCCTGCAAAGCTATCAAGGCTGGGCAGTGTTCTGTGACTGTGATTTTGTCTGGCAGATAGATGCCGATGAACTAAAACAATACTGTGATGACAGCAAAGCAATTGTGTGCGTACAGCATGATTACACTCCCCCAGAGGGTGTAAAAATGGATGGACAGATGCAATTGGCGTATCCTAGAAAAAACTGGAGTTCGATGGTGTTATGGAATTGTGACCATCCTAAAAATAGAATTCTTACTCCAGAATTATTAAACAAAGAAACAGGCAAGTTCCTGCATAGATTCAGTTGGTTGGAAGATTCTGACATAGGATCTCTACCTCACGTGTACAATTGGTTGGTGGGGTGGTATAAAGAACCTCGAGACGGTACTCCAAAAATATTACATTATACCGAGGGCGGACCTTGGTTCGAAAATTATAGAGATTGTGAATACAGTGACGTCTGGAAGAAGGAACTGATAAATCTTTTCTCGTCATGATGCACACTGCTTGGCAAGTGTCAAATCACCACTGCCATAAACTTCCCATACCACACATCTACTGCAAGAATTTTTTAAAATTGGACCTCTACGATCATTTGTACGAGCAATGGAGTAACAAGGAACACGAGAGATGGAAGACATTCATTGATCATAATCATGTTGATGTATATTTCCACGAAGATTTTGTCAAACCATTGATGCCTAAACGTACATCGGGATATATCGGCTATTGGTTCTTTAGGCAACGTACTGATAAAAGCAGCGCAGAGGACATAATGATATCCAATGGTAAGGAAGAAAAAAGGTTAAACTACTATCAGAATACAATATTGGTACTAGATGCACATGATACATTTTTGGTGAAGCCTAGGCGTGAAAGATTACCAACCAGGCCGTTCTGTGAATTATATTTTGACGAAACAACGAATGAAAAAATAAAAAATTTATTAAGTTAATTTTTTTTATAATTGTCTATGAACTCTTGTAATTTTTTGACATCTGCTTCTAGATGCCTATCCCTAACTTTCTCCCAGACATAATTTTCTCTAACAGAAATGTTAAGATTTTTCCTAACTAGATTTCCTGTGTCATCTAAAATTTTTTTTGCCTGCACCAATGTTTTTGTAAGTAATACGCATCTGTTTAATTTCCTTGCTATCTTTTGATTATAGGTATCAACATAAAAATGCCAGAACCATGGCGGAGCAAAATATCCCAACGCATTGATCCAATTTCGATGTAGAGCGAAATGTGGACTACCAAAAGATTCTTTTTCTTTTACTAGATATGGTTCTTCATGCCCTAACAGGTTCTTGCCCTTGCCCTTGCCGTTGCCATCAAATGGCACAACCATACAAATCTTATCATCATACTGATCAAAACCTTTCTTGATATTAAGATCCCAATTTTTGGTCATGAATTTTATATCATCACCTGCCAAAAAAACTATATCATATTTTGATTTTTCTGCCAATTGGTTCCAACTATAACAGGTGCTCTGATTGGGGCCTATGCAGTAATGTTTTGAATCTATATGTTTTTTGTATTCACATAAGGCAGGATCGTCGTCGTTAAGATATATCAAAAATTCTATATTTTTTATGTCGCTCGCAGTTTCGTAGGCTGTGTCGAGCATTCTTTTGGCCATTTTAGGCCTTCCCCTAGATGGGCAACAGATGGATATCATATCAATCTATCCTTCCATGTTTTGGGAGTCTTATCGCTGATTATCTCCAATGCAAGATGATATTTAAATTTTCGTGTGCCTCTCTGCCTGATATAATCTGCAGTTTTCTTCACTGCAGTTTTTAAATTGGTAGTGGTACGATAATTTAACAATCTCCGAGCTTTGTCAGCGGAGCAGGTAGCAAATTTTACTTCTTTCGGCCTGTCCTCATAATATAGTGGGTCAAGATTACAACCTGTTTCGTTTGCACACAGTTCTGACAATTGATTGATGGTGATAAATTCTTCGTCTGGGCCTATATTGATGGTTTCTCCCTTGACGTTTTCATTGAATGCTAACTCATTCAAACAATAGAGACAATCGTTGATGTAACTGAAACATCTTTTCTGTTCACCATCTCCATATATCACAGGTGCTTTACCTTGCAGCATCCTGTTCAACATGATGCTCATCACATTACGAAAGGGATCATCATACTTCTGTCTAGGTCCCACGATGTTATGGGGCACTGCTATGTTCCATTCTATGCCATGTGTGTCACATATATTCTTGATCACTCGTTCTCCAGCTTCTTTGGCAATACCATATGGGTCCTGTGGTCTAGGTTCATATTCTTCTCTGAAAGGCACTTGGTTGGTTCCATATCTTGCCATGGAAGAACAATAAACGAATCTTTTTACACGATTTTTTATCGCTGCTGTTACTGTGGATACTGATGCTTCAAATATATTTTGCGTCACTAACAATGGGCTGAACACACTCAATCCTTCATAGGCAGTGGCGGCACAATGGTAGACTATGTCGCTGCCTCGCATGGCCTCGGTCATCTTATCTAGGTCCCGGCAATCGATCTGATGGAACTCCACCCCCTCTGGTATGTTATCACTGTAACCACCTATCATGTTATCATTACCGGCCACTTGGTGCCCATTGGATATCATTAGATCTGCCAGATGCGATCCCAAGAACCCAGCAACGCCTGTGATAAAAATCTTCATGATATATTAATTATTCCTCTTAAAGACCTTGTCTGGCCATTTGTCTATTATCGTGTTAAAACCTTGCTCCTTAATATATTTTTCTAAATCTTCATTGCTAGAATTATATTTTTTTGCGTTATTGTTCAATTCTATCATTAAAAATTTACAATTTTTTAGTGTATCTTTTGCTCCACGGAGTACATTCATCTCATATCCTTCCACGTCTATTTTAATCAAATCAACATCTTTAAATTGGAAAGAATCCACAGTCTTCATTAATATGTTACCTGTTGAATGTATCCTTTTAGCCTGTGTGAAATCATTATCGGCTAATGATACCGTAGTTTCAATATCACCTACGGCATAGTCTAGTAGTTCAATGTTTTCGAAAGAAGAAAGATTTTTTAAAAGACATTCAAAGTGTGTTCGGTCTGGTTCAATAGCAACTATCTTTTTACAATATGGTGCTAACTCCGCGCTCCATGTTCCACACCATGCTCCAATATCCAATACTGTGTGAAATTTTTTACCATTAGTGTCGCACCATTTGAGAAAAATTTTTAAACATTTATTTTGTGTGAATGGCCGCCCTTGACGCCATTGCTCTACATGAATGTCATTGCTGGGTACCCAAAATCCATTTATTTTTTCTATCCTCATAACATCCCGATCTCTTTGAGTACGCTGACTGCCGTGCCATCTGCATATTCCTGTGGAGTAAACTGCTGATAGGCCAGAGAATGGCACCATTCTGTTGGATCGGTATAAAAAGGATTCTCTATCTCGTTCAGACCAGGAGATGACATGGGCCAGGCAAAGCTCTTGGCATCGCTGAACACAGGCACTCCCTCAAGCAGCGCCTCCACTGCGCTGATGCTGCAACTGGTTACGCAGGCCCATGCGTCCTGCAGATCGTGCGACAGTGGCACGTCCGCCACAGATGGTCCGCTGGTTCCCATTTTCCTTGGCTTCTCTCTTATTTTTATCGGCCTGTCTGTGTGCTTTTTGATCTCATTGATTGTGTCTTTTAACCAAGTTATTTTTTTTAGATATCTGTGGATGCCCAGGCTGCTGGGGCACACAAGAATATGCCGGCCTCTATTTTTGTTTCTGATTTTGATATCCAATTTAAATCTATGGAACCTGTACGATGGCAATCCTTTTATGAACTTGGCGTGTATGTTGTTTTTACAGATCCTCCAATAATGATTGTCATTTTTTAAATTTTTATTGTCAAATCTGCCGAAGTAAGGCGTGTCTGTGTACCAGTATTGATTTTTTTTATCATCCAGCTGCTGGACGAGGTTGATATTGTTGTTTACAAATCCCCAGAACATGGCCGGAGAATTGGCCTCTGTGTCGTTGCTGTTCCTTACGACAACATCAGTAGGCCAAGTTTTCTTGATTCCATCAAACACCTCCCAGCACTTGCTATCAGGCTTGTCAGATGGTGCGTAGATTGTTAGCATCTATAAATTCCTTTAATAGCTTGGCCCATTGTTGGTGTCCCTCTGTTGAAGGATGAGGACTGTTTTTATCAACGACCAATTTGTTTTCCACTACAAAATCAAAATGGCTTGAATTAAATCTAAAAAATCTCTGCTGATCGATTGTGCGATAAATCACTTTGAAATCTAACTTTTCAGTATTGAACACAGGTGGCATGGCGTTGTACATCACGTAGGGAATTTTTTTTATTTTGAAATAGTTCTGCAGATCGAGAACATTGTCAAGATAGCGATAGCAGGCAGTGTCCTCGATGTGCCAATTGCCCCAGGAATCTATGAAATTTAAACCCTTCTTTTCTAGCATCTTCCAACACTGCCACAACAATTCGGTGCCCGGATGCCTGATGGGTTTGGGGTCATCGCTGGCGACATAGTCCATCCTGAATGCGCTGCTCCAACCTATCACTGCAAAGTATTTGGTGGTATCATTTTGCTCCAACCACACCTTGGTGGAGAAACTGATGCGGTCATTGCCCCGCCCGCCCTTTGCAAAATTTTCTAATG